CGGTCTACCTCCTACCCGGTTGGAACCTGTGACTATTCAAAGGTATCAGCCGGGTCAGGAGTATAAACCTCACTACGATGCGTTTCTCCCTAATGAGATGGGAGAGATGCCAGAATCTTCAAAGATAAAAGAAGGTGGGAATCGCTGTGTCACTATGATCGCGTACTTAAATGATGTGCGTGATGGTGGTGGCACAGTTTTTCCTGTTTTAGGACTTGCAATACAAGCAGTACAAGGTAGGGTTCTTATGTTTGGCAACCTTGATGAAAACAAGGTTCCTCATCCTGCATCATTGCATATGGGACTACCTCCAGAAAACGGAGACAAGTGGATTATAACATTTTGGTTTCGGGAGAAAGATGTAATGGTAACTAAGAAAGAACTTAAGAAAGCGTTGAAGGCTAAAAAATCTGTCAAAACCGACAAAAAGCCTGTAGATGCTAAACTTCATGCAAAGAATGTGCATAATAAATTTAAAGAAATTACAGAAGATAGAGGTTCAATGCCGCTATGAGTTCATCAGGATGGAATTTTGACTCTCCAGATTCTCGTCCTTGGAAACTGGATATTAATCTTGACGGCACTGCAACTATTAATACTTACCAAGATGTACAGCCTATTATCGAAAGAAACAAACTTAACTTAAATAACTATGGCGACAAACTTACATTTGGTAAAGCGTCTGGAATGGGAACTGATAACGGAGTTACCGTAGCGTCAATCCCAATGAATGTCTGGGAACAGTGGTGCAAAGAAACAGATGACGCAATCAAGAAAGATAACAAACTACTAGCAAAATATTTGAATGATCCTGATAACAAATACTTCAGGACTACACCTACGAGGGTTTAATTATGTGGTTATATCAACCTACATTTTCAGGCAACGATCAGAAGCCTATTATTAACAACTCTGTCTGGTTCAAGAGCAAGAATAGTTAATGGCTATTAATTCGTACTCAACTCTTCAGACTGCGGTTGCTAACTGGTTGGACAGAGATGATTTGTCTGACCGGATACCAGAGTTTATTGCGCTGAATGAGGCTGTATTTAACAGAGTATTGCGTCTTAGGGCGATGGAAACGATTGTGACTGATGCTACGGTGTCTGGCACAAAAGCGTATGACTTGCCTACTGGATATGTCCAGATGCGTGAAATACATTTAGATACAAGCCCGATTACTTCTGTTCAATATATGACTCCAGAAATGCTGTATAGGATTTGGGCGGGTAGTTCCTCTGGCAAACCTAGTGCATACAGTATTATTGGCGATAAAATATATTTTGGTCCTACACCAGACAGCGCGTACAATTATGTAATGACCTACTATAAAAAGTTTGATGCTCTTAGTGACACAAATACAACTAATTGGGTTATACTTAACGCTCCTGACGTTTATTTGTACGGAACTCTATTACAAGCCGAACCATTCCTTATGAACGATCAACGTATCCCGGTGTGGGAGCGAGGGTTGAGACAGGCTATTGCTGATTTACAGGAGCAGGATGACAAAGATAGACATTCTGGCTCTGAATTAAGGGTGATGAACACCTCTGGATATTATTAGGATATAAATTATGGGTATTGAGTCTGGAAATTTTATAACAAATCTAAATAGTTCCTACCCGCTTTCAAGCGATAACGTAAGTGAAGGTGACGATCATCTTCGTCTTGTTAAAAATGTTCTGAAGAAAACATTTCCTGCCGGAACTAATGATGCTGGGCCAGATCAGGCAGTACAGGTTATCGTTGCAAAGGCTACTGCCCCAACTATTAGCGGTAACGCTTCTCAGTCTATGGGAATGGTGTGGCTAGACACTACAAACAATCTATTAAAGATTAGAAACCAAGCAAACGATGCTTGGGTTACTCTGGCTGTTGACCCAGAGACAAGCAATAGTGTAGATATTGATGCGGGAACTATTGACGGAACTACCATTGGTGCAACTACAGCGTCTACAGGTAAGTTTAGCACTCTTAATGTGGCAGGAGATGGAGCCACAGTAACAGGAATCAAAGATGAAGATGACATGGCCTCCGATTCGGATGTTAAACTTGCTACTCAACAGTCGATCAAGGCGTATGTTGATGCCCAAGTTACGGCGCAAGACTTGGATGTTATTTCTGACAGCGGCACTATCGACATTGATCTTGATTCAGAAAGCCTTACTGTTACTGGTGGCGAGGGTATTGACACTTCAGCGACAGGTACGACACTTACAATCGCGGGAGAAGACGCATCAACGTCAAACAAAGGCATAGCATCATTCTCTACTGATAACTTTTCTGTATCCTCTGGCGCAGTAAGCATTAAAGATCAGGGCGTTGCTAATGCTGAATTAGCCAATATGGCGGCTAACACTGTTAAAGTACGAGATGCTAACTCTAGCGGTGTTCCTTCAGATAAAGTTGTAGGTAATGGTGAAATTCTAATCGGTGATGGTACTGGCTTTACAGCCGCCGCTCCTTCCGGTGACGTATCTATGAACAATGCTGGTGCGGTTACTGTTACAAAAATACAAGGTAGCGCCGTATCCTCTAATGCACCGACTAACGACCAGTACCTTAAATATTCTAGTTCATCTAACGAATGGCAACCAGTAAGCGTTCTTGCTCCTGACCGCCTTACCACGAAAGGTGACTTGCTTGTTTACAATACTGTAGACTCTGAAACAAGACTTCCAGTTGGAACTGACGGAAAATTCTTACAGGCTGACTCTACCGCGACAAACGGTGTATCATGGCAGGATGGAAGCGTAGCAGATGGCGCTGTAACTAACGCTAAACTTGCTGACATGGCCGCTAATACCGTTAAGGTCAGAGATGCAAACTCATCAGGAGTTCCGTCTGACAAAGCGGTAGCAGATACACAAGTCCTTATTGGTAATGGTACAGGATTTACCGCCGCTTCTCTTAGCGGTGACGTTACGATGGCTAACACTGGTGCAGTAACTATTGCTAACGGTGCTGTAGAAGATGCTATGGTAGCAAGTGGTATAGATGCGGCTAAAATTGCAGACGGCTCTGTATCTAATACTGAATTCCAGTACATTAACTCTCTTAGTTCTAACGCCCAGACCCAGATTGATGCTAAAGCGTCTACAAGTTCTGCTAATACATGGACGGCAGGACAGCGTGGAGAGATTACTGCTCTTACGTCAGGCACAAGTATTACTATTGACATGGCTGATAGTAATAACTTTAGTGTTACGCTTGCCCACAATGCGACTTTTGCCAATCCATCTAACGATACAGCGGGTCAGTGCGGTAGCATCTTTATTACGCAGGATGGTACTGGATCAAGGACAGCCAGTTGGGGAACTGATTGGGATTTTGCAGGAGGAACTGCACCTACATTGACTACCACACCCGGAGCAGTAGATAGAATTGATTACGTTATTCTTGACTCGTCTAACATTCATGCGGTGGCTACTCTTAACTACTCCTAATGCCTATATTTAATAATATACTTGCTGGCTCATCTGGTCAGGGCGATACTGGCTACGAGATTGAAAGGTCTGTAGTTTTTTCTGATTCAAACGCTTATTACAATAGAACTCCTAGTGGAGCAGGAAATCAGAAAACTTGGACTTGGAGTTGTTGGGTCAAACATTCGACTGTTGCTTCTGACTATTGGGAAAACCTTTTTGGCGCATACACAGACGCAAACAATTATGCGTACATTGTTTTTGAGGATGATGTTTTAAGGTTTTTTGATTACCAAAGTGGCAGTGCTGTTGCATCAACGTCAACATCTGAACCAAAGTATCGCGATCCCGGAGCATGGCGTCATATAGTAGTTACTTTAGATACTACTCAAGCAACAGATACAAATCGTTTAAAGTTCTATATTAATGGCGAACAATTAACGCTTCCTGCTTCTGTTACTTACCCATCACAAAATGCTGATGGCCTTATCAATAGTGCAATTAATCACAGAATTGCGGGAAATATAAATGGTGAGTTTGACGGCTACTTAGCAGAGATGCACTTTATCGACGGTACTGCCTTAGACGCATCTTCTTTTGGCGAAACCAACGCCGATACTAACCAATGGGTTCCTAAAAAATATAGTGGGTCTTACGGAACCAACGGTTTTTACTTAGATTTTGCTACAAGAGCAACTGATCCTATTGATGCTTCTGGAAACGGAAACAACTGGAGCAGTTCTAATGTTGTTTCAACTGATTGGAAAATTGATAGTCCGACGAATAACTTTGCCACGATGAATCCGTTAGATAACCCGGATAGTCGAGCAAGTGGGAGTACGTTTTCAGAAGGCAATCTAAAAGTTTCTGAAGTTGGTGGAAACGCCAGATATACTATGATTGGTAACTTTGGAATGTCTAGTGGCAAATGGTATTTTGAGTTTTGCGGAGTCAACTCTGACAACACTTTTATGCTAGGTATTGGCGATATGACAAAATCATTGTCGCGAGGTTACACAGGAACTTCTGGAGATGGCTTGTTTATTTATGTAGATGGCGACACTTACACTGGATCGACTAACGCAAGTTACGGAACATCTTGGACTTACGGTGATGTAATGGGCATTGCTGTTGACATGGATAATAACGCTCTTTACTTTGCAAAAAACAATACTTGGATGAACAGTGGTGATCCCACAAGCGGATCATCAAAAACAGGAGCGGCATTTACTACTGAACTAGCCGGTAAAACTTGGGCGGCTTGCATGGGGCGAGGCAGTACCTCAAATACCATTACCGGAACATTTAATTTTGGTCAAGACAGTTCTTTCGCAGGTGCAAAAACATCGCAGGGAAATGGCCCAGACGGTACAGACCTTTATTACGATCCACCTTCAGGTTACATTCCAATGTGTACCGCACAAATAGATGACCCTAGCATCGCTGATCCTACTAAGCACTTTAATACGGTGTTGTGGAGTGGAAGTTCGTCTGCTCAAGCGATAACCGGCGTTGGGTTTGAGCCAACAGCGGTATGGACTAAAAGAAGAAATGGGGCTTACTCTAATTATTTGTGGGATCAAGTTCGTGGAAATGCAGAACGATTAGAGCCTAACTCAACAGGAGCAGAAGAAACACAAAGCGGTCAATGGACATCATTCGATTCTGATGGATTTACTCTACCCGGCGGTTCTGACGCAACAAATAACAGTGGTGGTACTTATGTCGGGTGGAATTGGAAAGCCGGAGGCACAGCATCTACTAACACTGACGGTTCTATCACTAGTTCAGTAAGCGCGAATACTGATGCGGGTTTTTCGATAGTTGCTTGGACAGGTACAGGCTCTAACGTAACCGTTGGTCATGGGTTATCACAGACTCCAGATTTGATTATTAATAAAAGCCGTGATGATGCTTATAACTGGGCAGTGCAAAGTTTCCTTTGGAGTAGTGCAAGCGATACGAATCTTTTGTATTTGAACACAACAGCCGGAACAGCAGATGATACAAACGTATTTCAAGCGGCTCCAACAGCAACAGTATTCTCTCCGCAAGGTGGCTCATGGGCGGGTATTGGAGCAAGTGGAGTAGATTACATAGCCTACTGCTTCCATTCCGTAGACGGCTACAGCAAGGTAGGTAGTTACACCGGGAATGGTTCGACGGATGGGACTTTTGTTTACACCGGCTTTCGTCCTGCTTTTGTAATGATAAAAAGATACGACAGTTCTTCGGGAGCAAATTGGATATTGCTTGATAGCAAAAGAGATACTTTTAACATTGCCGAAGATTCAATTTATGCAAATCTTAGCAATGCTGAAGAAGATGTTGGCCGATTAGATTTTGTGTCTAATGGTTTTAAATTACGACAAAATGGGACAACAGTAAATACATCTAGCGGAACTTACATCTACTTAGCCTTTGCCGAATCACCATTCAAATACTCTAACGCGAGGTAAATATGTGGTATAGCGAAACATTTGGAACAATTAAAACGCCTCGCGCAATAACCGTTGATGGCGTACAGCACCCTGCCAACATTTTCAGTGTATGGTCAAAAGCGGAACTGCTTGGTATCGGCATTGCTCCGGCTAGGGTAGAAGCACCTGATTCACGGTACTACAACACTGGTGCGGAGTCTTACACCTTTACTGACGGCGAGTGGGTGATCTCCTACGAGACTACGGAAAAGAATGTCGATGATCTTAAGGCAGACCTGATTGCAAAGATCAATGCCCATGTAGGCGCGTTGCTCTCATCCTCAGACTGGATGGTTATTCG